TTAGATATTAAGCCGATTGAGGTATCAGACACAGGAGATTGGATTGACCTTAGAGCCGGGAAAGACGTTGAACTGGAACAGTTTGAATATGCTCAGATTCCTTTAGGTGTTTGTATGCAGATACCCAAAGGATACACAGCTATCATTGCACCGAGGTCATCTACATTCAAAAAGTGGGGAATCATACAGGTCAACTCAATAGGTGTAATTGATGAATCGTATTGTGGTGATAATGACCAGTGGTGCTTGCCTGTTATTGCTTTACGCACAACAAAGATATACAAGAACGACAGGATATGTCAGTTCAGGCTTATCAAGAAAACTGAACCTATTGATTTTACCAGAGTTAAAACTTTAGGTAACACAGACCGGGGTGGTTTCGGATCAACAGGGGTAAACTGATATGGGTATGAGGGATGAATATTTACAGAATATTGTAGAAGATTTTGAACACTGTGGTGACTGCGAAGTATGCAGAGCTTACGAAAGATTGAATGGTACAGATTGTACATTTTGCGAACTATTGCGGACTTATAGAAATGATATTTCAAATGCACTAACTAAACTGATAGATCAGATGTAAATAAAAAGCCGTGGGTGATTCCGAAGAATCATTACCACGGCTTTTGTTATATCCGTAACACATGGTACTTAAAAGCGGTCTGCATCACCGACAAACTTGATTAGGCAGTATCTTTCACCTGTGCAATCCTAATAGTTCAAATAAGCAATCATGTGTGGATACCATTAATAGGATAATGCTTTTAATATTGCTTCCTTGCATCTTAAATCTTTGAATCTGAAACAACCATGCTCGAAGTAAAATCTAAGGTTAGATATAAATAAGTCATTCCTTTTCAGCATAACATAGTTAATTTCATGATCAGATGTTGTTACGGTTATTTTATACTTAAACGATGAATCTGGTCTGTCATCACAATAAACAATACCTAAGTCGTTAAATTCCCTGATGCCGTACTCAGACCCTTTATATTTCAATGTGCCAATATAGCGACTATTTCCGACAGGCTTATCAATAAAGGCTTTACTATCATTAAGATATACACACTCAGCACTATAAGCCACATAATTATTACGCATAAAAGCACGATTAAAGCCACTATCCAGTTGAGCCTTTGACGCACTTTCAATAAAACCTTGCTCCAAAACATAACCGTCACCTTTTAGAAATTTTGTGTCATCTCTTAACCGACTTGATATACCCAATTCAACATAGTATGGGTTTATTAAACTGACAGGGTTGCCGATCATGAATACCGGGACTTCCCTTATCTGTTCACCGTTACCACGTGCAATACTTGTGTGTACACTTAACAGCTTCTTGATTTCATCATTGCAATAGTGGTTGCTTTCAGATTGAAATTCGTCAAACATAAGCCTTGAAATATCACTAAATAGATGACTATACTTTTTCAACTGATCGCAACTATTCAATGAAATTGCGTAGCCACAGCTTACCTTATCTAAAAACAGCTCATGGAAAATACCAGATGCACGTCTTTTGCTTTCCATGTTCTTTCCCTTGAAGAAAAGATTTCCTATATCCTTAAAGAATTTATCGGCACAATCATCTAATTCATAGTTGAACCTATAAATTAGACCGAATTTCTCACCACGGTCTAAAAACCTGTTTACCAGTAAACGACTAAAATAAGTAGTCTTTCCACCTGTTCTGTTTGTGGTGCAAAGATACAACTCAGGCTTGCGACCGTTTATGTCAAGCATAGACAATAATTTAGTTCCGTCATAATATTTAGTATCCATGTCTTAATTATAGCAGATAACTTGACTAATTGCAAGTAATACGCTATAATATCACTGAGATAATATCATCCAAAATACGGCAGAAAGGAGATAAATATGGATATACAGTTTTTTGTTCAAGCGGTTACACAGGTTGGCTTTCCTATTGTATGCTGTGGCGCAATGATGTGGTACGTCAAGTATTCCACGGACAAAAACCGTGAGGAAGTTGACAAGCTGAACGAACAGCACCGTCAGGAAATGACAGATATGACCACGGCAGTGAATAACAATACGGTTGTTCTTACCCGGCTGTGCGAAATTCTCAAATCAGGAGATGAGTGATGGAAAGTTATATGTTTAGACTACCAACGGTTGTATCAGTTGCATTCGAAGTGTTAGCAGGAAAATACGGTGTAAACGATGAACGCAAGAAGAAAATAGAAGCAGATGGCTATGACTATAAACGTGTTCAATCTTGCGTAAACGATCTTGTGAAATTGTTTAACAAGTATGGAGATTAAATCATGCCGAGAACTTTCGTGTATAAGATAGGTGGTTCTGGAACTGCATTGTCACAGACCGATCAGGACAACAATATTCATTGCATCTATGACGAACTGAAAGGAAATTATGGTTGGTCTGATGAAGCAATAGCAGGAGCATGTGGCTGCTTTCATGAAGAGTCTGGTTTTAACCCCGGAATATATGAAACATCACACGGTGGAACGCTAAATAATCTGCCTTACTTTCCGGGTGGAATGGGTTTAGCGCAGTGGACAGATTACCCGGCATATACCGCACAATATCCTAATCCGTTACCGTGGGCAGCTATGAAAGACGGATATAATTGGTATGATGGTCGTTACCAGTGTTTTCTTATGACAAAAGCCACGGACACAACCTACACCGATATGGGTATTGGACAGGGAGCAAGGTGGGGTTGGCAAACCAGTAGCAGATACCCGTCAACTCCGTTTGACACATATATTCATAACTCAAGTATGAGTATCCGGGATGCCGTGACTTACTGGTTTTATGATTTTGAGTGGCACTATTGGGAAATTCCGGGTTGGGTGGACTTTGAAGCAAGAGTAAGATGGGGACAATATGCATATGATTTGTTCCACGGACTGTCACCAGATCCACCCGGACCAGGTCCAGGACCGGGACCGGGACCGGGACCAGGACCTACACCAACAGTAGGTAAAAAGTTGCCACTTTGGATGATGCTCAAACGTATACCATTTTAAGAAAGGAGAGAAAACTAATGGCTGTACTTACAAGAGATGAATTTTTTGACAGAGTTCAGAAGATTGTTGGAACAGATACTTCCGACGATTCACTCACTTTCATTGAGGATATGACAGATACTTATAATAACCTTGATGAAAAAGCAAATGGTGACGGAACAGATTGGGAACAGAGGTACAAAGATTTAGATGAGGCTTGGAAAGAAAAATATAAAAAGCGTTTCTTCTCTGGCGGTGGTTCTGTTCTGGTAAAGGAAGTAGTAGACGAAGAGAAAGAAAAGGACGTTACATTTGACGACCTTTTTGAGTAAACAATGAGTATAGAAAGGAGATAATATTATGCCTACAAGACCGAGTGTTCAGAAACTTAGTGCAACAAGTGTTGATATTCTTAATGCTATCCGTAACAACGCAAGTGCGGATTATAGAAACTATATCCCACAGGCTGACGATTCACTTGATAGTGTACGATCCATTGGTAACATTCTTATGAATTACCCGGCACTTCAGAATGAATTTCTGAATGCACTTGTCAACAGAATTGGAAGAGTGCTTGTCACATCCAAGATGTATGACAATCCGTGGAATATGTTCAAGCGTGGTATGCTTGAATTTGGCGAAACCATTGAAGAGGTGTTTGTTGAGATTGCAAAGCCGTTTGAGTATGACCCGGAAACCGCTGAATCTGAAGTATTCAAGCGTGAGATTCCTGATGTGAGGGCAGCTTTCCATATCCTTAACTACCAGAAATTCTATAAGGTTACGGTTCAGAGGGATCAGCTTAGACAGGCTTTCTTGACTTGGGATGGGGTTACCGATCTTATTACTAAGATCATCAATTCCATGTACGCAGGAGCGAACTATGACGAGTTCCTTGTTATGAAGTATCTGGTCGCAGTGAATATCCTTAACGGAAGGCTCAAAGCGGTTCCGATCAACCTTCCGTCAAATGCAACTAATATGAAGTCTATAGTTGGTGCAATCAAGGGCGTATCAAACGGAATGGAATTTATGACCACAGAATACAATCAGGCGGGTGTTCACACTTACACCGATAAGAGGGATCAGTACATTATCCTTACTTCTGCCTTTGATGCTGTGATGGATGTCGAAGTGCTTGCTTCTGCATTCAACATGGATAAGGCAGACTTTATGGGTAGAAGAGTTCTGGTTGACTCGTTTGCGTCTTTGGACAATGACAGGCTTGCACTTCTGTTCAAGGATGATGAGAACTATGTTCCGCTTACGCAGGACGAACTGAACGCCCTTGCTACTATTCCGGCTGTGCTTGTTGATCGTGATTGGTTCATGATTCTTGACAATCTGCTTGAGTTCACTGACCAGTACAACGGACAGGGTCTTTACTGGAACTATTGGCTCCATGTGTGGAAGACGCTTAGTGTTTCACCGTTTGCTAACAGTGCCGTGTTCGTGCCGGGTGTTCCGTCTGTAAAAACTGTTACCGTTTCACCGGATACCGTTACCGCAGGAGCAGGACAGACCGTACTTCTCACCGCAGAAGTTGTTACCGCTAACTTTGCACCGCAGACGGTAACATGGAGTGTTGCTGAAGGCGCAAAAGCTACTGTGGATATTACTGGTAAGGTTGTCATTGGCACTGATGCAAAAACTGGTGATAAAATCGTGGTAACAGCAACTTCAACATTCGACAGCACTAAGAGTGATGCTTGCACTATCACGGTTGCCTGATTCTTTTTCCTCCGGGTGGGTAGCACTTAGGTGCTACCCACTTTATTAAATGAAAGGATAATACTATGGCTTATATTGCGCCGAACAGCACAGTTGAATTTTTTTCAAATGTTGGCTTGAATAACAACTATGATGATACGCTTTATTTCGCCAGTATTAGCGCAAAAGATTCCTACTTTTCTGGTCTTACTAAGTTGGCAACAGCAACAGCAATGACCTACAATAGAGAACAGCGTGGGTATATTCGTGTTGAATTGCCTATGAGTAGGCTGATTAGTGCATCATATATGCGGTTTAAGAATACCAGTTTTGAGAATAAATGGTTCTATGCGTTTGTTAAAAATGTTGAGTATATAAATAACCAATGTACACAGATAAATTTTGAAATTGATGTACTGATGACTTGGATGGGAAATTTTACCCTTGGACAGTGCTTTATAGAAAGACAGCACACCGTAGACGACGCAATAGGCGCTAATATAGCAGATGAAGGATTGAACTTAGGGCTGTATGTGTGTGAGGATACTGATTATTATTCCTTGGGCGATCCTGTTGTAATGATGTATAAATCATACAACAAAGAAAAAGGTGACGTAAGACCAAGTGTACAACAGCAGGGGACATATAACCCACTTGCCACATACAGTTATTTCTTGGATGATGCTAATCTTGGATTGCTTGAAACTAAATTGAATACGCTTACCGATGATAACAGGATAGACGAAATTGTTACCATGAAATTAGTACCGTCTAAATTTGTGACAAACGGAAGTGCCGTTCCGTGGTTTAATAAAAACATTTCTAAACCATATAGTACAATAGGTGGTTCTAATTATGTACCAAGAAATAAGAAACTTTATACATACCCTTATAAGTATTTAAGAGTCGAGAATGGTGAAGGACAGAGTACCGTTTATAAGTATGAGTATTTCAATACCTTGCCAGATGAAGCGTCAACGGGGAATTGTGAATTTCAGATTCGTGGAGCAGCGAACAACCCACAGGTTGCTATAATGTGTACACCACTGCGTTACAATGGTATGGACGCTGACTATGACCAGAGTATCAATATGGCAAACTTTCCGTCATTAGCATGGAATGTTGACACATACAAGGCTTATCTTGCACAACGTGATAGCACTATATACGGAGAAATGCTTGCATCTACGATTGCAGGAGCGTCAAGCGGTGCATTAAGTGGTGCTATTCATGGTGGAGCGGGAACAGCAATAGTAGGTGCCGTGGGTGGCGCATCAAGTGGGTTCATAGGTGCCTCTAAACCGCTATTATCTGATACGCTCAACGAAATGATGAAGGGTAGTTTACCCGCAAGGATGCCAGACCAGACCAGAGGAAGAGCCGAAAGTGATATTATGATGCAAAGCGGTTTGAAATACTTCTGGTTCAGAAAAATGAGCATCACTAAGAACTATGCAATGATGATTGACAGCTTCTTTGATATGTATGGCTATGCTATTCGACAACACGGTATACCTAATATGAACGCAAGACCACATTGGACATACGTTAAAACCATTGGTTGTCTTGTGGAAGGTGCAATTCCGGCTGATGACGCAAGCACTATTGAAGATATATTCAATAAGGGTGTTCGTTTCTGGAAAAATCTAAATGAGATGGGCAACTATTCACTTAATAATGCACCAACATAAGGAGATAATATGAGTAAATTTAACAGACGAGTTGGTCGAAGGAAAGGCACTGAATTTGGTGAGTCAGCGTTAAAGAACAGAGTAGCGCACGATCAGTATCTTGAAAGATTGACCGAACTTGCTATTTCTATGTTTGATTGGAAGAACTTACCTGACACGGTAGATGCCAGATTCCTTGAGCTTGCCTTATTCAGTGAAGGTATGAGTGTTTTCTTTGAAGATGATGTTGTCGGCTTTCTGTGCTTGAAAGTGATGCCACAAGCACCACTTGATGTTTATGAGATTCCGAGAGGTAGAAGAGCATATGCAGTAAATGGCTATCAGAAAGAACTTACAATAGATGACAGCGTTATTATTTACAACAATATGCTACATACCAATAGTGTGACTATGGTAGAAATGTTTGCAACAAGGCTTGCAGAACTTGACCGCATAGTTGAAATAAACGCACAGGCACAGAAAACGCCTTTACTGGTACAAGGTTCTGAAACACAGCGGCTTACTCTTAAAAATCTTTATAAGGAGTATGCGGGAAACGCACCTGTTATTTTTGGTGACAAAAACCTTGATATAAATTCCCTTAAAGTTTTGAAAACAGATGCGCCTTATGTAGCTGATAAAATCTATCAGTTAAAAACGCAAATATGGAATGAAGCATTGACTTATCTTGGAATATCTAATTTGAACATTCAGAAGAAAGAAAGACTAATTTCTGATGAAGCTATTAGATCACAGGGCGGTACGATTGCAAGTAGATATTCAAGACTTTCGGAACGAAGAAATGCTTGTGATAAGATAAATGATATGTTCGGTCTTAATATTAGCGTTGACTTCCGTGAGGACTTCAGACAAACGGATGATGAGTATATGATAGAAGGTGAGTCTGAGGATGACGTTCTTAAGCCGATGGTGCTTGACCTTAGAACACGTTCACCAATTAAGGAAGTAAACATGAAAGAGAGGAGTACAGATGAGTAAGTATACAACTGAAGTACGTTATGTTTGCGAAGTAGAGTCTGGACTCGTTGAAAGTCAGGGGTTTAACAGTATTGACACAATATTGGATAATAGCCGGACGAAAATATTTAATTTTCCGTATCCAATATTTGATGAAGCATACAGACCTGTTCTTGAAAAGAAAATATTAAAGCACTACTACACAAGAGAGATATGTGCTGAAACAGTTGGTTTGTGGAAACATTATCTTGACATGAGAATGAATGAGATAATGCCGTACTATAACAAACTGTATAACAGTGAGTTACTTGCTTTTAATCCTCTTTATGATGTTGACTTGACAAAGGATCACACAGCAAAGGGTAAGAGTGACACTGAACACGAGAGAAATGATAACGAAACAAACACACTTACAAGAACTGATAATCTTTCCACAGCCAAAAATAGCGAACGAACCGATGATTTGACAAGAACAGACGCTTTTACAAGAACAGACAACTTAAAAAGTACGTCACAGGACAGCGGAACACAGGGTGAAAGCGGTTCTGATGTTAATAAAAATGACCATTGGGATATGTATTCTGATACCCCACAGGGTGCTATCACTAATGTGCGAAACGAAAGCTATCTCACTAATGCACGTCACGTTGTTGATGATGGTACTGGGTCAACACATAGTAACACAACTACATTCGGTAAGAAAGTAGTTGTGGATGATACTGGAACTCAACAGAATGGTGGTACTTCTAAGAACACAGGTACGCAAAATATTGAAGAAACTGAAACGAACACAGGTACACAGAAGAATGATGGCAATAAAACATTCAAATCGGAATTTACCACAGGTGTAAACACAACAGAGGAATATCTTGAACACGTAAAAGGTAAAACTCCGGGAGCTTCTTATTCTAAACTATTGACAGAGTATAGGGATACGTTCCTTAATATTGATATGATGATAATAGATGACTTATCTGATTTGTTCTTTGGTCTATGGTGATTGACAGGTGATAAATAATTTGCTATAATATTAGTGGAACAGTTTGTACTTATTATAATAGAAAGGAGAGGCTATGAATGGTGCAAATAGTATGGACGTAAAACCGTTAAATCATTTTCGGTTTTGGTGCCAAAAGGTTTTACCACTTGTCTATGATGACTCGTTGAGCTATTATGAGGTACTATGTAAGGTAGTAAATTATATCAATAATTTAATTGACACAAACAATCAGATTATTGAGTATGTGGATGAACTGAAAGCTGAATTAAAAGTAGTGCAGGATTGGATTGATAATTTTGATACCAGTTATGCTGAATCAATTATCAGAGAATATCTTGCAACTATGATATTCGTAGAGATCAGTGACGCAGGTTATTTCATTTACTATATCCCGGAAAGCTGGAACGATGTTTCTTTTAATACTACCGGATTAGATATATCAAACGAGGAATTATCCGATAATGGACACGTTGCTAATTATGAGTACGGCAGGCTTGTTCTTAGCATGTATGCAGATTCATAAAGGAGAATAAAATGGTTAAACAGTATGTAGGCGCTAGGTATGTTCCTAAGTTCGCAAGCCCCGTAGAATGGGCAGCTGACACAAGCTATGAAGCGTTGACGATTGTGACTTTTAACAACGCTTCTTATACTTCAAAAATTCAGGTACCGCCCACAGTTGGAAATCCGGCTAATAACCCGAAGTATTGGGCACTCACTGGAAATTATAATGCGCAGGTGGAGCAGTACAGACAGGAAACTATTCAGGTCAAAAATGAAATCACAGAAGACCAAAACGCTCTTAAGAATGAGGTCACAGAAAGCCAAAACGCTCTTAAGAATGAGGTCAAAGAAGGGCAAAACGCTTTTAAGATTGAGATCACAGAAAGCCAAAACGCTCTTAAGAATGAGGTCAAAGAAGGGCAAAACGCTTTTAAGAATGAGGTCAAGAATGAGGTCACAGAAAGCCAAAACGCTTTTAAGAATGAGGTCACAGAAAGCCAAAACAATTTTCAGTCTACATTAACTACCAACTATAGTAACCTGAAACAGGAAGTAAATAACCTAACATTAAGTGCAGGAAACCCGCAGGCGACATCAGCAGAAATTACAGCCGCCAGAGGCGCGTACTCTACATTATCGGAACGGTTAAATAACAACGTTTCAGTTTTCCCGTCTACGCAATACATTACTAAGGACAATTATACAACTTATTTAACAGACGCTAATGCCGCAATTCCTAACAATATTTATAGAATAGTAATTGGAGCGGGATCAACAGCGTTTCCAGCACACCTTCCAGTTATTACTGATAATGGCAAATATGGGCATAGCTCAGTTTGCTATCTTTCAACATTGTTAAACCAGAAAATGGGAGATAGTTTATGTGATCTTCAGATTTTCTATGACGTTAATGAAAGCCAAATTTGGAGCAGAGCACATAATGTAAATGGAGCAGTTGGTTGGGGAGAATGGCAGACACTGTATGATGCAAAAGCGGTTACGCCAAGAAAAATAATGCACATAGGCGCAAATGATAATTTTGCACAAAAAATCATCAAGGCATACGAAGAGAACTATACGGAAGTACACGTAGACAGCGGGACATACAATGTTCAAGACAATTTAAAGGCGATATATGGCAGTCTGGAAGCCCAGTACAATAATAACCAATATAAAACCGGTTTACCTTTGGGTAATGGAATTAAGTACATATTTAACTCAAACGCTGTTGTAACTCTAAACTACACAGGCACAAACGAAAATGTAGAAAGCACCTTATCATTATTTGCAGCCTACCCCGGAAATTATGAATTACATGGTGGTACATTTATCACGAATAATGTTAGATACACAATTCATGATGAGCGATTTAGCAGTGAGGGTTCTTATTATCACGAATATGACGGGTGTAGATTAGAGCATACAAGTAGCTCAGATTCAAAGGGCAATGTGCAGACTATTGGCGGAGGACTGGGAGAAAATGGAACTATTTATATTCATGACTGCTTTTTTAAAACTATAACCAGTAAATACGAAAAAGTCGGCACAGTGTCGTACCATAATGGTTCTGATAATAAATGCAAATCAAGAGTTGTTGTTAGAGACAATTATTTTGACTTGGACAACACTCTCAGAATATCGTGGTACGGTACATCAGACTTAATTACGCTGTGGCTTGTGTCAAATAATTCATTTGGCTCTGATATTGAATATCGGGCAGAATCAACAGGTTCCACACACGTTAATATGAAATACATAGCGTGGAATAACGAAGTACGAACTTAATATTTTAGTCCTGAGCATGACTATAAACCGCTCTATTTTGGTAACTATTATTAGTGTAAATGGTACAAACCTAATTATGTAATGTGATTAAATAAGCGCGCCACAATGTAAAAATTGTGGCGTGCTTTAATGTACAAATGGGAACATGAAAATGAAATTAATAGGGCTTT